AAGCTGCCTGTATGAGTGTATACTCTACAAGAGATGCGTACAATACGTACATCACGTATCTAGCGCTACAGAGGCATTTTACCTCGTCGTATGACTACTTTAAGTACAACGGCAAGGTAAATGCTTCTCCTCAGTCTTTTGAGATAAGAAAGGATAAGTTTCAATTCTATAAGTTATCAAAACATCCCGAATATAAGAATTATATCATCGCTAACATGGTAAACTCTGATAAAAAAATTTGGATAGGAGACCTATTAACCAATGAAAGCGACGATATATATAAGCAGTGGTTGAAGAAAATTCAATCACTATCCTATCACTTTAAACAGGAGATATCAAAACTGAATGAAGACTTTGATTCCAACTTTAAGGTAATAGATGGTCAGCATCCTCGATTGTTAAACGAAGTTATAGCAAAACGTTTCTCAATTGAATCGCTGATTATCCTTGATGATGTCCTAGATATTTTTAAGCATTGGAATAAGAAAATAGCTTTACAAATTATCTGGGAGAGTGTATACTCTAAGAGTATGAAATACAAACCGTTTTTACATTATGATAGGTCAGTAATGAAACAAACGTTACTGAACCATTTTGGATAAATCGCAAATACAAAGGAAATACAAATGAATACAACGTTCGCACAACTAAAATCTCAAAAAAACTCTTTTGATAAACTCAATGCTCAGTTACAGAAACTAGGCAACAATAATACTCAGCAACAATCATACGGCGATGACCGTATCTGGAAAGCAGAAGTTGATAAAGCAGGCAATGGCTATGCTGTTCTTCGCTTCTTACCAGCACCAGAAGGCGAAGATATGCCTTTTGTTCGTCTTTGGGACCATGGCTTCCAAGGACCAGGTGGCTGGTATATTGAGAACTCTCTGACTTCTATCGGTCAGCAAGATCCAGTGTCTGAGTATAACTCTACTCTTTGGAACTCTGGTGTCGAATCTGACAAAGAGATTGCTCGTAAGCAAAAGCGTCGTCTTAAATACTTCTCAAACGTCTATATTGTAAAAGACTCTGCTAATCCACAAAACGAGGGTAAAGTATTCTTATATCAATATGGTAAGAAGATTTTTGATAAGCTAAATGAAGCAATGAATCCACAGTTTGAAGATGAAACTCCAGTCAATCCCTTTGACTTCTGGAGTGGTGCAAACTTCAATCTGAAGATTCGTAACGTAGAAGGGTATCGTAACTATGACCGTTCTGATTTCTCTTCTGCTGGTCCATTGCTTGAAGATGATGAAGAATTAGAGCGTATCTGGAAATCTCAACATTCCTTACAAGAACTCGTCGATCCTAAGAACTTCAAGTCCTACGATGAGCTAAAGACTAAACTTTACCGAGTCCTAGCACTTGATGGCGGTGTACACGCACCCAAAACTACCGCCGAGGAAGACGAGCCAGCGGTGATGGACTTCAAACCTAAGTTCAAAGAAGCATCTGCTCCAGAACCAAAGTCTGAAGATTCATCACCGTCATGGTCAAATGACGACGACGATGATGACATGTCGTTCTTTAAGAAGTTGGCTGAAGATTAAAAGCTGACTAAATAGTAATGGGTTGGACGCCAGAAATAGTCCCGTGAGGAGCCAACGGTTAGCTCCTCTTTTTTTATTAGAATCCATAAGCCATTTGAGTTTTATCGTTTGGATTTATACCAAAGGTTCTCGAACTATCATTGTTTATAGTGACGGGACCATTATAGACTGGACCAGCATATGTTGGTCCCACTGTTGTTGGTGCAACGACTGTATTACCAGCAGCACTAGCATTTTGAGCAGACATTTGTCCTATTTGATCACCCGTAGCTCCTGTTGCAGCAGATGCAAAAGCATCACTTGTACCACCAAAAGCTGCACGAATTCTTTTAATAACTGTTGTTGCTTTATCGAGATCACCATCTTTTACACCTGATAAAGTGTTTATTCCTTTAAATATATGACGGCTCATATCATTAAAATCAACATTTTCAACTGCTTTTAGATCAGTCAGTGATGATAAAGATTTACCAAACGCTGCAACAACTTCAGCATTATTTTTTATACCTTCTAAATTAAATTTTGCTTCACCGAATTTCTTAATCTCTTCATATGGTATACCTCTTTCTCCACCAAAAAGACCGCTTATACCTGAGGCTAAACTAGATAGTACATCTCCAAATCCAGCGTCCGGTTTAGATTTGGCATACTCAGACATTGCTTTACCAAATGAAGTTAATGCCAAGGCGTTTGTTTCAATACCCTCTCGATTGAATGTCGCAGCACCGAATTTAGTCATCTCATCATAAGGTATACCATTGCCTCCAAATAGACCACTTATACCATTTGCAATAGAACTACTAGCGGCAGCAAGGTCTCCGGCAGCCCGAGATGTAGCATAATCACCCATTGCTTTACCATAAGCAACTAATGCTAAAGCGTTTGTTTCAATACCTTGTTGATTAAATGATGCAGCACCAAACTTTACCATCTCATCATATGGTAGTTTTTTATCATCGCCCAGCAATGCACTTACAGCACCACCAATAGAAGCAACGGCACCTGCTAAATTACCTCCGGCACTCACAGCGGCATACTTTGCCATAGCAATTGAATATGACACTAAGGCATCAGCATTTGAAGCAATCTTTTCTGCATTGAATGTATACTTATCTCCAAAATCTTGCACAGCCTGGAAAGGAGGTACGGTACTCCCTCCAAATAATCCTGTTATAGCATCACCTATAGATCCAACAAGATTCATTGCTGATGTGCCTACACCAATAGCACTATATTTTGCCATGGCAACAGAATAAGCAATCAATGCCTCTGCATTAGCTTCTATTTTATCTTTGTTAAATGTGTATTTGTCGCCGAAATCAACTACTTTCTGAAATGGTAGTTCATCACTGAAAAGACCAGCAATACCATTTCCTATAGCACTTACCGCTGAACCAATACCTTCTAATGTTGCTCCACCACCAAATGCAGCCATCGCTTTACCATAAGCAACCATAGCTTCAGAGTTGTTTTGTATTTTATCTTTATCAAAATCATATTTTTGAAATTCTAATAGTTTGTCAAATGGCGTTTTGCCACCAAAAAGATTTACGAGTCCTTCAGAAAGATTACTTACAATATTACCTATACCTGCCGCAACTCCACCAACACCAAAGACAGCCATACCTGCACCAACTGCAGCAATACCCTTACCCGCATCGATAAGTTTCTTTCCGTCTAGATCCTCAAAATGTTCCATACCTTCTACAAAAGTTGGTAGTGCTTTGCCTGTTATCCATGCAGCACCTGATATCCCTGCGCCAATCGCAACAATGGATCCACCTAATATACCTGCGCCTAAAAGAATAGCGGGATTAGCAAAAGCAGTAAGTCCTCTTGCGAGACCGGTCATTGCTCCACCGATGCCCATCCCTAGTCCACCAATAAGACCGAATAGTCCACCTAACATACCTAATGATTTTTTACTTGAAGAGTCTGGTTCTGGTGTTTTAGTTGGTGCTGCAGCAGCGGCTACTCCACCGCTGTTTTTTTCTGGATCTGCAAGTGCTGCTAGATTTGCCTGTTGTTTTTGTATCTCAAAAAATGTATCAAAATCTGCCCTAATACCCTTTAATTCGGTAATAGCTACTTTTAAAGAACCATGAGAGCCCATGCGAGTCATATCGCCTTGTGCTCTGATTTCTTCGATTACGTCTTTTAATGTAGCTTCAGCCATTTTTTTAAAATTTCCTATTGACTTTTTTCAGAATCATAGTATAATTGCTTTATAGCACATGAAGTAATTACTTCTTAACTGGTGTTGTTGATGGAGCTCCCTTACTAGGTGGAGCACTACCCTTCTTATCACTGTAAGCATTCGCACCAAAGTAAGCAGCAACAAGACCAGCAATAGCAACAAAGTATGTTGGAGCTATATTACCAATGATATTTGCTGCTTTGTCAAGTCCGATAGCAGAAGTAAATGTGATACTAAACGGATACAATAACATTCCAAATAAAGCAAACCAAGTCATCTGTCTCATAGCATCTCTACGGGCATCAGCATCTTCTAACTCTTTACGTTTAAACTCAAGATACATTGCCATTTCTTCATCATCAATATGTCCATCGCCGTTAGCATCTGCTCCTGGCATAGAGTTTGCGTCGATTGTAACTGTCTTTTTTACTTCTTCTTCGGACATTTGAACTTTACCTTTGTTGTTGTAGTATCTTCTGCTCTTCCAAATAATCTACTAACATTTCAACGTAAAGGTCACGCTCAAAAGGTATTAAACTTTCTAGTTCAGTTATCGAATACTTGTGATGCTGAACCATTGAAAAAATTGTCTTATAATAATTTGTAATATTACTATAAGACATTATTAGGTAAAAAAACTAACCAATCCTTCTACAGCAATCTTTTTCTTTTTATTTCCTACTTTATATTCTACATCATGACTTAGTTTGGGCAACGTTGACAAGAATGTCATGATGTCCTGCATGTTTTTAGAAGAAAGTGAATCAATAAAATCATCTTGCTCTTTCTTAGAATGGTCTTTTAAAATCACAACATCGTCATCACCAACTAAAATCTTATCAACACAATTCTTAACGATTTCCATATTATTTTCTAAATCATTAAGAATTAGATCAGACACATCATCATAGGATGGATCTTTCATCATAAGCGTTACACTATCATTAATAACAATTTCTTTCTTATGATCTGGATCAAACTTGACTTTAACATCATCTAAATTTACTTCAACGGTATGCTCAGATTGATCATCTGGGTCCGTTACAGTTAAATTAATAATATTATTCACGGACTTTGATCTCAAATTTAAGAAAACATACTCTGTATCATACATTGTCATCCTTGACATATCGAACTTTGGATTAAAATCTCTGATACAATTCGTAATAATTTGTTGAATTGCATTTGATATTTCTTTTCCATCTTCACTTTGAAGAGCCATCAATAAAATCTTTTCTTCTTTTACTGTAAAGGGTCGATATTTAATCGTCTCTTTTGTAGAAGGCAAATCAAGCATGAATGTAGGTGTATCAATTTTAGGTAATGCCATAGTTTAATTCACTCCATTAAAATACGCCAAGTCCTCTTCCGAGAGTTCTGACGGTTGTTCCAGTGTTTATCAAATCTTGTATATTACGTGGTCTATTAAT